TGTCTTTCGACTCGCTGATGCTGGTCTGATCGTCGCTCTCGACTTCGACGTCGAAGCCCTCGCGCAACGCTTCACCCGGCAACAGTTCGCAGACGCGCGCGGCGATGTCGTCCTCGTTGTAGAGAGCTTCAAGCGTTTCATCGCTCATGCCTACGCCCGCAACGAATCGCGTTGTCTTCGCCTTATCGCGCGACGTTCCGATTCCCGTGATCGCGCTCATCCACGAATCAGTGCGAACCGCTGCCTTGCCGAACTCGATTGCTTTGCTCACCACGCTCTTGCTCATGTCGGACTCCATTCGATCTTGATCGTTGCCTTGTCTCGCGGAGCAACGCGCGTCCTAACGTGCTGCTCGATCCACTTCACGACGCGCGCGCCGTCTGCACTCGGGTCAAGTGCGCTCGCGTCAATCACGACCTGACCGCTCAAGCGAAGGCCGACCGTGGGCGACAGCGCGCGCAGCTTCATAGCGGCCCCCATGCGACAGCGCACGCATACACGAACGCACCGAACATCGCGCCGAACGCAAGCCCAACCAGGAGCCCGCGACGGTAGTACGTCGAAGCGATGAACTGTCCAAGCTGCTTGACCGCTGTGTCGACCGCCTGATCGAACGCTTGTCGCTCGCGCATGCTCTGACCCCTGCGGATCAATCGCATCTTGCGCTCAAGTGCGTTTGTCTTCATCGCATCTTCTCCATCGCCGCACGGTAACGCTCGGTGGACTTCGTGTGCAAGTAGGTCAGCCCTTGCGTGAGCGCGTCGACACGGTCGTCATGCGAGCCCGCAGGGAACGCCATGAGTTCCTCGATGAAGGCTTCGATCCAGGGCGCGATGGTCGGATGCGGGAAGTGTACGTTGCCGGTCTCAAACAGAACCTCGACAGCGTTCGCGCGCGACTCCTTGCCGCCTTCGGGCTCGATCGCCTTGATGCCTGTGATCTCGCTGCGCAGCACATCCATAACCGCAGTCCCGTTCGCCTTGTCTTCGATCAGTATCGGGATCGCGCGTGGCCACTTCGTGTGTGTCTTGCGGATTGCTGTGAGCGTACCGCTAAACGCAAGGCGCTCATGATGGCAGTCGACCAAGTAGAAGTCGGGGCCGATACGAGAGAGCACGACGCCCGCGACGAACGACGAATCCTCCGTGCTCTTGAAGCTGCAATCCCACGACTGCACAAGCGCGCCCTTGCTCCACGATGGCGTAACGATGCCGCTGTCGCCTCCGTACCACTTCCAGGAGCCGCGCTTGAAGATCGCGCCGCCCGCTGGTGATGGCGTCTGTTGAAGCTGTGCGGCGACGCCACGCGGACCGAGATCATCCTTGAGCTTCGCCACTGCGATCGCGCTCACGCGCTCTGGCCACAGTAGCGCGCCTTCTTCGGTGCGCTTGTCAGCGTAGCCCAGCACCGTGTGGCAACGACGCTTCGGCTCGTACTCCATCGGAAGACAAAGGTGCTCATACTTCGCTTCGCGTAGCATGCCGTCGCCTTCATCGCGTGCGCGCAGCGCGTGACCTGCGAGATCGTTCTCGTGCAATCGCTGCATGATGATCACGCGCGCGCTCGATTCAAAGTCGACCAGGCGCGAAGACATTGTTTCGTCCCACCATGTGCGAGCGCGGTCCAACGCAACGCGCGACACGGCGAGCTTGCCTGTGACGTCGAGCGGCTTCGTGGGATCGTCGACGACTTGCACGTCTCCGTGGTCGCCCGTGACACCGCCTCCGACTGAAGTGCTCAAGCGGAACCCGCCTTCGGTGTTGCTGAACTTCGACGCGCTCCATTCGTCCCGCGTGTTCGGGCGCGCGACGTGGCCCCATCGTTCGGAGAACCACTTGCTTTCAATCATGCGGCGCATGCGCAGCGCGTCACGTCGTGACAGCGAGCCGGAGTAGCTGCCGAAGATCCACTTGGTGCGCGGTGCGAACGTCCACGACCACGTAGGCCAGAACACGCAAGCGAGCAGCGACTTCGACGAACCGGGCGGGACGTTGATCACGAGCCGCGTGATCTCATGCCGCGTCACGGCTTCAAGGTGTTCGCAGATCGCGTCGATGTGCCAACCAGGAACGAACTCACGCGCGGGCTCGACCTGTGACCATGCGACCTCGACGAAGGCGCGCAAGCTCCGCGCTGCAAGCTCGCGATCGATCTCGACCTCGTTCGCCTGCGCAAGCATCTCCATCACGCCAAGATCTGCATCAAGCTCCGCATCGCGCTCATCGTACCGCGCTCGCGGTCGCTTGTTCTTTCCGCGCAGACTTCGATCCGGAAACATGCGCGGAGTCGCCACTACTCGCCTTCAGCTTTGCGCAACTTGTTCTGCATGCGGCGCATGGAGATCAGTTCGTCGGTCGTGAGCTTCGTCAGGTCCAGCTTGCTCGCTGCGTGCTGGACGATCTCCCCGGGCTCGCCACGACTGATGCGCTCTAGCTTCGTGCCAGCTTCGATCAGGTCGAGAACCTGCTCTACCTTCAGCGTGATGGTCGCTGATGCTGATGCAACTGCGATGTGCTTGCGTAACTCGGCAGCACCGAGCCCTTGCAAAGCGACGCCTTGATCGACGTGACGCGCTCGCATCTTCTCGATCGCATCGAGGTCGGCCTTGCGCTTGCGCCGGTCGACTTCCATGTCCCATGCGCGCACGCGCTTCGACCATGCGTGTCTGCCCGCGAGGTCCTCGAAATACGGACCCGACATTCCACGCAGCTTCGCGGCCCCGGCAAGCGTTCGCGAGTGCCCCATGTCGCGGTAGACAATGAAGCTGGCGAACGCTTTGGAACTCTCGCGTGGCTGTTGCTCGTAAGGTGCTGACATAGCTCAGTCTTTCGTGATCGCAGACCGCTTGCGCGTGGCCTTCTCGCCCGTGTGTAGTTGCCATCGCTCAACGATGACATCGCAGTATGCCGGACTGATCTCCGAGCCAACACAGACGCGGTCAAGCTCATGCGCTGCAATCCATGCCGTGCCGGACCCGCCGAATGGATCCAGGAGCGTATCTCCACGGTCGCTGCTGTTGCGAATTGCGCGCCGGTAAAGCTCAACGGGTTTCATCGTTGGATGCAGCGTGGACTCTCTCGGTTTATCGATCTGCCAAAGCGATGTCTCAGTCCTGTCCGAGACTGCGTGATGTGCCGCGCCGTCGACCCATCCGTATAGGATTGGCTCGTGCTGATAGTGGTAATCGCTGCGCCCGAAAACGATCCCGTTCTTCGCCCATATCAGTTGATGCCGCAGCGGGAATCCGCCTCGGCTCAACGCTTGCATCATCACCATCTGCATCTCTCCTCCCTGCGGCGATGTCACATAGTATGCAGCGCCGGGTAAGAGCAGCGGCCTGATCGAGAGGAAACATCGCGCTAGGAACTCAAGCGTTTCCTGGGGTGCCATGTGATCGCCAGCGATCGGAGTCTGAATGCGGTTGCCATTGCCAATCGCATTCAGGAACTTGTTCTTGCCCGCATATGACACGCCATAGGGCGGATCGGTAACCATGATCTTAGCGCATCGCTCTCCGACTATAGCGAGAAGCCCTTCGCATGAACCGCATAGAAGCGTGTGCTTGCCGAACGTCCATATGTCTCCGAGTTTCGACACTGGTCGACTCGGAGGGGCGGGCGCTTCGTCTTCAGCAGTCGGCATATCAAGCTCCGGTGCTATCGCGGCAAGCATCGCGTCGATCTCTGCTGACCCAATACCGATCGATGGTAGGAGATCTGGAGTGCTCTCAGCGAGACTCGCGTACAACACAGACAACACCTGCGCGTTCCATCCTCCGATCTCCGTCAGCCTGTTGCTCGCGATCAGGAACGCGCGCGCTTCATCTTCGTTCGCGAACGCTTGCCCGCGCACGACTGGTATGAGCCATCGCGACTTCTGCGCGCTCTTGACGTTGCCTTCGACCCTGACGTTCTTGGGCGCGTTGCGAGCGTCTTCAGAACGCATCAGCTTGAGCGCCTCCACGCGCCCATGCCCCTCGTTCGTGAGCCCGCTGCGCTCGTCCAGGATGACCGCACCACGGAACCCGAAGGCGCGCATGCTCGCCATGATCGCGGGCAAGTCATGCGCCTTCGGGTTCTCGGGATGCGGAGGAATCTTGTCGATGTCCATCCACTCGATTCGTGTTTCAGTCGGCGCTGTCTTCTTCATCGCCTGCGCAGAGTCTCCCATAATCGATCGATGGTCAATCTACGCTGGCGTCACTGCGCTGCGTGCCATCGCTATCATTGCTTGCCGAACACGTAGTTGCGAAAGCCCGTCTGGCTGTGCCTGCACCAGGCGATAAGCGTTCGCAGTTGCGCGCGCATGAAAAGCTCTGCGCTCTGTCGAGGTCCATCGTCGATCAGATCTTCGCTGCGTGGCAGCACGCTACCTGTCGTGTGCCAGCGTTGATGACACTCCCGGCAGAGCGGGAGCGTGTAGTGGTCGCTGACCTTGCGTCCCATGCACTTGATGCCGGTCGGAGCCCAGTGATGCGCTTCGCTTGGTGCTGCTGCTTGACACTGCGCACATGGGAACGAGCGCACGAAGTCGAGATAGGCAGGCGCGCGCGTTGCGGGCTCCGATGGCGCAACGGCGACGCGCTCATCGGAACCCGGAAGTCTGCGCGCCATGATCTTCGGGAATGGATCTTCGCGTTGCGCGGGCTTCTTTCGCTTCATGTCGTCACCTGTTTGAGCGCCCACAGCGCGATGCAAATTGCTTCAGATTGATTCTCGCGAGGCTTGAAGCCCGTCGCTGTTTCCGCGTGCGCGATCGCAAGCGACTTCCACTCGGGAGTCTTGATGCGCCTGCGCTCCATCAGCACTTCTCTGCGCCACTCGTCGACCTTGCATCGCTGGCACTTGTGACCGATGCCAGCGAACTCAAGCGTCTCTTTCCAGCGCCCTCCGCTCTCGCACACGCTGACCTTCGCTGCGTTCGACCACTTGCCATGTAGCGACCACGTTTCCATGGCGACCATCATGCGAAGCGCGTTCTTCTCCGCATGCGCGATGAAGCCGAAGGCGATCGCGTCGCGGTCTGCCCTCGTGTATCCATCGCTCTCGCCGCTGACGACGTGCGAGATCTTCCCTTCGATCATCGACATGATCGCGTAACCACTCACCGTGGTTGCGGGATCAATGCCGAGCGCGAGGAAGTTCACTGATCAAACTCCCGCGACCACTCGCCAACGGCTGAAACGATCTTCACGTTCAGCACCTTGCTCGGCCCCTCGTGCTTCGCGACCATCTCGCTTGCCTCCAGCCCTGCGCGCCCGCGTGCATGCGCCATCGCGCTTGAGAAGCTGTCGTCTTTGGTCGTGATGATCATGTCCATCTCGATCGTCACGCGGACTCTCACGTCAATCTCTGGCTTGTTGTCGCTCATGTTCGTTGCTCGCTTTCTTCTGTGTCGGTCGTTGGGAAGAACACGCCACGCGGTCGGCTGCATGATCGCATCCAGGCGGGGAGTGCTTTGTAGTCTCGGCAGGAGAGCGAGATCAACTTCTCTCGCTCATCGTGTTGCTGCGGGATCGCTTCGGGAAGTTCGCATCGGTAGTGCTCAAGCACCATCGCGCGCACTCGCTTCGCCATCGTGATCGTCTGCGGCTCCGCGATCGTCTCAAGCGTTGCGATGCACTGAAGCCACACACGCAACCAACTTTCAGCGTTGCACTCTGCCATCACGACCGAGTGTTTCCAGTGGTTGTAGTCGGCCACGACTTCGCGCGCTTCCTTGGTCGCCTTCGCGCCCTTGCGTTGCACTTGCTCGATCATCGACCACAGACCGAACTCGCTCTCGGGAATGGTCGCGGGTCGAGGCATCGATGCGAACAGTCGGAAGCGATCCACTTCCTCAAGCATGTAGTTCGCGAACGTGAACCAGACCGTGAGACGCTGCTCTGCCTTGCGCTTCAGTTCGGGTTCGCGGTCGCGCTCTGTCGGCTTGCATGCGTCAAACTCCCTGATCAGTTTTGCGAATCGCTGCGCGTAGCTTCTCGTTGAGGCGTCCATAGTCTTCTGTCCTTCCTTCGTCCCGCGCTTGGCGCGTCTGTGCCTTGAGTGTTGCGATCTCGTTCTCTGTTGTTGTCGCTGGCGTGATGTTCGATAGCTCGCCAGCAAGCTCGATGAAGCGTTCCAGCTTCTCGCCGTTGCGACAGATCAGCGTGAGGTCATCGTACTTGCCCGCGTGGAACTCGCTCGATGCGCAGCCGTCGATGGCGGTCACGATGTCTTGCTCCGTGTACTTCTGCGCGAGTCTCGCGCGGATTGCACGCGCGCGCTCTGGCGTGAGCCGAGCCTTCGCGTGGTTGGTCGCCGCTTGCCAGTGCGCGAAGATGCGCTTGACGGCTTCAGCGTGTCGGTCGGGCTCGCGTGCGTAGGACTGCGATTGCGGAACCAGGGCCGCGCCTGCCGCGTCTACAGGGCTCGCGCCCGTGGCAGGCTTGGTCAGCGCCGCTCCCGGGGCCGCAAGCCCACCTGGAAGGCGCAGCGCGCCGGATTCTAGGCTGTCGGCCAGCCTGCGGAGAAGCCCGGGGACTTCGGCGGGCTGGACGTCGCCCGATGCCAAGTGCGCCGCGACCATCGTCAGCGCGCGCAGGGTGTCGTGTGTGTCGTGCATGGCTTTGTAATCGCGCGAACGTGAACGCGCGCCGCTGCGATATTGCAACGGCGCGCGTTCACGAAAGCGCAGTCCTCAGAACGGGATGTTGTCGTCACTCGGAGGCGGCGCATCGTAGTCGTCGCCCTTGCTGCGTCCGCTCACCGAGCCGCGCTTGCCCTCGCGCGCCTGCGGTTCCTGCGGAGTGCTCGCGGCTTCATCGTCCGCGTCGCCCGT